CACGCCTGCAGAGTTAGGCGAGTATCCACCAGAGGCTGCAGCCTTTACCGGTGCAGGTGAGATTGCTGCTTTATTTACTCGGTTGAATAGCGCCATGTTCGGATTATCTCACATTTTCTTAGTGGGGGGTGGCACTGCCCTGACCAATTCCCGACAGAAAGACCAGGACAGCGCCATCGGTAATCTTAGCGATTTACAACTACCAGCATTGGCTTACCACCTTGTTTTGGTCGAGAAGCAAGTGCAGCTGCAAATATGGTGAGGCGCGCCAACTCGACAGGGCCAGGTGAACGCTTACTGCTAATCACAAGCGAGTTCTGCTGAGTAACTGCTACTGCCCTATTCATCTGTTCAGCAAGATTTTGCTGGCCCTGATGCACAAGTCTGCCATCGTTTATCATGCCCTTGACCAGTGATGTGTAGCGCATCAGCTCGCCGTAGCCAACAACTTTTTTACGCCTCTCTAAAGACAGTGGCACATGGTTTTCTAGGGGTGGTGTAACAGCCAACATGATCGAGGGATTTTCACAGGCCTTTAACAGAGCCTGTTGCATCTCGGGCAATGAGCCAACTACAAACTCAACCGTGATGTGGGCAACCCCAACATCATCTACGGCAGCGCGAACAGCCGAGTAGCGAGAGCCATCGATGCTGGTGTCCACGGCTATCCAGCCTCCCTCGGGCCCAGGAATATCAGACATGCACTGCTCCCACTCGCCAGGTTGCAACCAGCAAGCATCAGCATTGACAAACTGGTTCAGAGAGCCACGCAAGAAAGACGATCTATCGGGGTGCTCAGCATCGGCTAGCAAAGACTCCAACTCGAGGGTGACACCGAGCGCTGGGTTAGCCCAGCCCCACCAGCGTGTATCCATAACATCTACACCTGGTGGTGGCGACCATTCAGCAAAGTAAAACTGCCCCTGGCGTTTATCATCAATGAGCTGTAGGCCTTGTTCTCGGTAGCGCAACATTGCAACGGAAGCCTCAGTACCGGCAGTCGAAGTCATCAGCATGATCGGTGAACCACCAGCTGTACGCATGTTGCGTGCCTTCATCGTTGGCCTAAGAGAATGGGCAAGCACATTGTCCTCAACTGCGTACACCTCGTCCACCCAAATAAAATCTGCGCTAAGACCCATACCAGCCGAGGGTGTTGCAGCCTTTACAAGCCACCGTGAGCCATCAGGCATGTCGCAAGTGTTACGGCCATACGCACGCTTCAGTGTTGCCCCAAAATACTCCTGCAAAATCGGGGCCACCACCTCAAACTGGCGAACAGCAAGCGACAACTCATGCGCCGAGTTCACCACCGTCTGTGGCTTGCCACGCAACTTAGCAATAGAAGTAAGCCACGCCCCAATACACGCCTGACCTAAAACCGTTTTACCGTTCTGACGCGCAACAGAAATAAGCGCTGCACGATTGATTAGATCACCGGTATCAGGCTCAGCCTCAAAAACACCATCAATGGCGTAGAGCTGCCAATCCATCAGCTCAACCTTCATGTACTTGCTAGCAAACTCGGCAACCAAATCTGCGTAGAGAGAAAAGCCTTTTCGAGCCGTTTCCAATCTGGGCTGAGTCCGACCAATCCCAGCAGGCCCTGGCTGGTTCGCGCCAGTTGTCGCCAGTTCGCTTTCCTTTGGGGATATATGGCCTAAACGCTTGCTCGGGGTTGTTTGTTGCTCCAAAAAAATGGGGTTTTCGTTGTTTTCGCCGTTGTGGGGTTTGGCGTTGAGGGCTTGGTTGCGTGTTTGTTGGCGTTGTGCTGTCTTGCGATTGACATAGATGGCTCCTCGTTTGGCGTTGCATGTGGGGCATGAGGGTACGAGGTTGCTGAGGCTGTCATCTCCACCGGCATCATGCTCGAGTAGGTGGTCTGCTTGGAATGTTTTGTCCCAGGGTTTGCCGCACCAGTGGCAGTCTGGGTGTCCTTCTAGGAGCGCTTGCCTGTTGGCTCGATATTGTGCTGTGGTTTTTCTATTGCCTGCCATGCGTGTGTGTCCTTGTCGGGTGGTCTTGGGCTTATGTTACTAGCGCCCTCGCAAGCTCGGTTGCTCTCGGGCGTGTGAGCGAGTTGTGTGGTTTGTGCCAGCCCCCACTTTCAGTATGTAACTGTGGCAGGTGGTTTGTTTAGGACGGTCAGCCATTCGCGTTTTAGTAGTTCGTACTCTGCACAGTGGCTTCTCCTAACAGCCCTTCAGGTCAAGTCATCTCAGGTGGTTAGGCGCACTGCTCTACCCTCGTTCCCGAGTGTTATGCCAACAGAGTGCAATCCCCTATGTGGCCGTGGTCGTATGTAGTTGTTTAGTCTTTTCGCAGTTTTAGTATTGCTGCGATGCCGAGGCAGAATAGCAGGCCATACCAGAAATTGAGCATTATTGCATCAATTCCAACAGGGGCAAGTATTCGCGCTCATCGTTATCGCATGTCTTATTTTGATCGTGTTGGCGTTCTATCCAGGTTCTAAAGGCGTGGCAGTTATGGCAGACCAGCTCGCACTTGGCTATCTCAGCATCTATCTTGTCTTTAGTCATGCCAATCATTTTGTAAGCGTTAGACAACGCAAATGATTTTAGTGCTGGCTGTAAGTGGTCAAAGGCAAACATGCAGTGGTTCCATTCCTCGCAAGGTAAACCACAATCTGTGCACTGGCCATGAGCGCATTTCACAGTAACTATGTACTGCTTTATCGATGCTTGTCTTGGGTTCTTTGTGGCGTTGTTACTGGCAGAGCCTTTTCTACGCCTATCACGCAAAGCTTGTTGAGGTCGATGGTTGCGTGCGTACTCTCTCATCTTTTCTTTGCGAGCTTCACGCTGCGCTGGGGTCATAGCCCAATAGGCCTTGTCTTTCACTGTGGCCCCAATCGCTCTGCGATGGCTTGCAGGTTCTGTGGTCGCCATAGATGGTATTCCCCACCGGCAGTAACGATTGCTTCGCCCCAATCGAGCTGGTGCTCCGAGAGTCTGCCCAGGTCTGTTTTTAGTTCTGCAAAGATTAGGCCTCGAGTTTTGTGTACGAGAACTAGATCGGGAAAGCCACGGCCATCAGAACGCCATACACCAGGCCTAACCATTTTGGGTGACGCGTGAAAGATTAGCCAGCCTTGCATTTTGGCTATGCGTATCACTTGGTCTTGAAAGATGGCCTCTGAAGCTTCAGTCATGGGTGGCACGGCGAAGTTGGCTTTCTAGGGTTCGGTTCTTTTGCGCAAGCCTTTTGCATTCCTCTACAAGCACGCTGAGTTGTTTTGCCATGTTGCCTACACAGTCACAGTCAGGGTCATAGTTAGTTGTGGCTGTGCAATCTGGGTAATGCCAGGCACCATTGAGGCCATAGGGCATCATTTCTTGCTCGCCTGTCCGAGCAGTAGCCCTGTCATAAACACGCTAAACACCATAATTACGAGGCCTAGAAACTCAGTCATTATCAAGCTTCATCATGGCGTTGCCAAGTGCTGTTGATGCCAGTGTTATTTTTAGTTCGTCAATGCGTGTTTGCAATAGCCCCACTTTTATTGACTCTTTATAAAGCATTGCCTGTAGCGACTCAACCTTTTGCAGTAGTTCGTTGCGCTCATTCATTACATCAAACAGATGGTCGATAAGAGTTCCGTTGTCGCTCAAAATGGTTCCTCCTCGGGTAGTGGGATTTCCTCGGGTTCATTATTCTTTAGCGCCTCAATGGCTTTGCTGATTTTGAACTTGTCCCACGATGCCAGGTCAAGTGGGGGGAGTTTGCCTGCCTCTTTGAGCAGTTTCTTATACAGCCACACCTGCTTATCGCTTGGTGCGTTCGCTGGTCGCTCAGTAGTGACACCATCAGAGCTGGTAGTGGTGATGCGCTGCACCTTGCTCATTTCCTCACGGCTCGGTTTTTTAGTCCAATCGCTAGGCCCAAGCCCATGCGCTGCTATTGAGATGGCTCTGCCGGTGGCGCTCGTACACGCATTTTCCACCCGACTTGTGGCATTCACCCCACGATCAGTGAGATGCTCCTCAGCAAAGTCCACAGCTGATGGTTGCGCATCGTTTATGTCTCGCCACACGGTTGCTTTGACCAATACTCGTTTGCCATCATCGTGCACTATCTCGCAGTGAATAGCGCCATTTGGGTATGCCTCGTAGAAACGCTGTATGCGACTGGCTACAGGCTCGTAGGACTCCAGATCAAAGCCCATGTGAGTACACCCTTTCAAGACGCGCAAGCTCTGTGGAAAGCGCTGCAGCTCGAGCCTGCAAAGAGTCAATAATCTCTAGCAGTTCGCATTGTTTGCAATCAGCCTTTGGAAACCAGGTGCTCAGTCCGTGGTTGCATTTTTCGTGGTGTTGCATGCGCTTAATGCTTAGCGCTGGGTGCATTATCGCAAATGCTTCCTCAATGTCCATGTCGGGTGTTCCTTTTCTAACGCTTACAGCGTCTTATTTTTATAACAGATGGGTGGTTTGATTTGCATAGGTCATCATTTAGGCCGTTGCAGTTGTTTTTTATAGCACCCCAGCCATAAAGCCCTACAGGCCAGCGATAGCGCCCACCCTCGGTATGGCCTTTGTAGGCAATGCGATCTACAGCTCGAGCCTGCTGAGCAAATGTGAGCAGGTGGGCTTTACGGTCTGATGTGTGGTTCCAGTTGTTCCAGGTGCCACGGTAAATGCCAAAAGCAGAAACATACGAGCGTGTGCGATGCTGCGTATTGTTGCCTGTTTCACATTGGGCCAGTTTCACATACCAGGCTTTAGGCATGGGGTGGTTCCATTCCTCTTGCGCGTGGGCTGGTGTGACCATTAGAGCTGTCGAGAGTATTGCTATAGCCATTATTTTTTTCAATCCTCAAAAACCTCGGTAGGCAATCCCCACGCACTCCAAGTTTCATACCTGGTGGCCACTTGGGCCTGCACGATCAGA